GCATTGAAAGAGAAACGAGACATTAAATTCGTGACAACATCCAAAGATGAGTTATCGTCCGACAAATAATATGCCGTTTGTGGAAAGTAGTTAAAATATTTTGCCATGGTTGTTTAGTTTATTGGTCGAAACATTCGCAATGAAATCATTATCTAGATAACTCAGGTGAATCTCTTTCGGCTTGAGAGAAGAAATTTCTACCGCCGCCTCTATCAGCTTCTTGATCCAAATCAAACTTGGTAATAATTTGAGTTTCTTTAAACACTAATCCAAGCCTAATACCAACTGGCATACCAGTTGAACCTAATTTGGGCTCACCTTTGTCTTCTAGGACTTCATATGCCGCAAAACCACTTGGTGCATAATCCACATCGACTGTTTGTAAAACGCAAGTGGAAATTGATGGTATGTTTGGATTTTCAGTTCCATTATAGAAGAATTTAATATCAAATTCTGAAGGTGGTACCAAGAAATATCCACCCAATCCACCAGCTGAATTGTTACCTAATACTTCTGGTGCTTGGTGAAATCTAATTCTCTGTATAATATTTTGCACCTCTTTTGCTTCAATGCGACTTCTTGGATAAAACATAAAATCAAAACGAAAACTTCTAAATTCAGGAGCAGAATATATAACTTCCATCATTGGGTTAACAGTTGTTCCAGTGAACCCAGCAAATACAGCACGACCAGCCTGTCCTGCCAGGTTAGCCAAAGCATTCAAAACAAATGGTGTTGCATTTTTAAATGCATAGTTTGCTTTTTCAGTATTGCTTGCATCACTATTAACGATGTTTTGTATTCCAGAAAAACCGGCACCTAAGGTTGCTGCCAGTCCACCTCCAAGTTCAAGTCCAGCAAAGCTTTGATTTTGAGAAAACGCCAATGTATCAGGCATGTATAATGCAATTGTATCTGTTGTACGTTTTGTTGTTCTAAGACCGGTTTTAGCATATGTTGCAGCATTATCTGCAAAATATTCTGATACACCTTTCAATCCTGATGCAGAATATACGTCTTGAGTTTTTTGCAATAGTCTTTGTAATTCAGGACTGCCAGCTGACAACTTATATTTCTTTTGTATGTTTTCGGAAATTTGTGCAAGGTTTAGTTGCGATGCAGCAGTTACAGCACCTTGTGTGATTGAAATAAAATCAGATCCTCCGCCGTTGAAACGATTTAAACCGAGTCTATTCTGTACTGCAGTAGTTTCATCATTGGTCGGTAATCCAGGGAACTGAGTGCGTCTTTGCTGGTTTATATGAATCACCATATAGTGACCTTTATCTACTTCACCCAAATCAATAGGATAACGCAAAGTGTTAATCTTATATTTGTCTCCAATTATTTTATTGGATGTTCGATTTTTATCCGAATTAAATCGTATGTCCGTAAGCGTGAATAGTGCCATATATACCCCAAGTTATTACTTATTATTTATACCACATGACCAGACAAACCTATAAGGGTGTATTCAAACCTAAAAACCCACAGAAATATAAAGGTGACCCAACAAACATTATTTATCGTTCAAGTTGGGAAAAGATGGTGATGAAATACCTCGATGACAATCCGGGTGTAATTTGGTGGGGGTCTGAGGAGTTGCCTATTCCTTACAGAAGTCCAATTGACCAAAAAATGCATCGTTACTTTCCAGATTTCATCGTCAAGGTTAGGCGGAAAGACGGCCTGGTGATGACTTACTTGTGGGAGGTTAAGCCTTATTCACAAACGAAGATGCCAGTACAAAAACGTAAGACTCACCGATTTCTTCAAGAAGCGGCAACCTATGCGGTAAATCAAGAAAAGTGGAGAGCTGCTGATATCTTTTGCCGAGAACATGGGTGGCAATTTCAAATCATAACTGAAAAAGAACTAGGCATCTAGTATAAATACGGCATGGCTTATTTAATAGATAGAATTAATGCATCCCTGCAAAAAGAGGGATTAACACCACGCACTCGAAAGTCACGTGATTGGCTTCGTTCGAAAGTTTCGGATTTAAAACCATCGAAACAATCGTTAATGAATGACATGACCAGATTGAGAGAGGGCACAATTATTGGAAAAATGTACTTTTACTTTTATGATCCGAAAACGAAGGATTCGTTGCCATATTACGACAGGTTCCCATTGGTTTTACCAATAGAACGTTACCAAGACGGTTTTTTAGGGCTGAATCTACACTACATTCACCCAAAGCAACGCATCATTCTTTTAGATAAATTAAGTGATTACGCCAATAATAACAAGTATGACGCATCAACAAGGTTACGATTAACGTATCAAACTTTGAAAGCTGCATCTAAATTGTTTGAAGCACAACCTTGCATTAAGAGATATCTGTTTAACCATGTTCAGTCAAGATTCCTGGAAATTTCAGCAGGTGAGTGGGACATTGCTGCATTATTGCCAATGGAAAGTTTTGTTGGAGCTTCTACAAACAAAGTATATTCCGATTCAAGAAAGAAATTCTAATGTCATTCGCTCCAAATTTATTCTTGTCTAATATTAAGGCAAAGGATGGTCTCGCTAGACCAAATCGTTTTCAGGTAATTCTACCAATACCAGAGTACATTGGTAAATTTATTGAAGCTGGTCTACTAGAAAAAATTATCAATCTGCCAAATACAATTGCAACCGATGTGAGTGAGATATTGTCTTCATCATTTGGTGGACAATCACCATCAGGTTATTCAAAGTCTTCTAATCCTTCAATCACACGTTACCTTTCAATGCAATGTGAAGCAGCCGAGTTACCATCAAAAACATTTGGCACAACAGATGTGAAGATTTATGGACCAACATTTAAAGTTCCGTTTCAAACACAATATACAGAAACAACGCTGACATTTATGTGTACGAATGATTTTTATGAAAGAAAGTTATTTGACCGTTGGATGGAAGCTATTATGCCAACAGATACAAACAATTTAAGATTTGCAAAAGACCAAGAGTCTAGATATCTAACAAACATTAAAGTCATTCAATATGATGACTTTATCAAACAAATTTATGCGGTAGAATTAATTGATGCTTTTCCAGTATCAATTGCTGCACAACCACTATCTTGGTCTGACGATAATTTCCACAGACTGAGTGTTCAATTTGCTTATCAAAAATATAGAACAATTTATGAAGGCACATATGATTTGAAAGAGGCAGCTGCATCTATATTTGGTTCATTTGCAGCATCCTCAATTTTTGGAAATAGATTTTAATTTAAAATGGAGATAGAATGTTACCTAAGATTGATACACCGTTATATGAACTAGAACTGCCGCTTCTTAAAAGGAAAGTACAGTTCAGACCATTCTTGGTCAAAGAAGAAAAAATATTGTTGATGGCCATGGAATCAGAAGATGAAAATTCTGTTGTATTAGGCATCAAGCAAATTATGAGGAACTGTTTATTGTCAGATATTGACATTGAAGATTTACCTATCTTGGATTTTGAGTATTTGTTTCTTAACCTTAGAGCTCGATCTGTTGGTGAGATTATTGATTTACAATACAAATGTAACAATAATATTCCAGGTTCTGAAGACGACAAAACTCACAAGTGTGGCAATTTAATTAACTTGAATTTCAATGCGTTGGAAGTTAAACCAAAAATTGAAATGATTGATAGTAAAATCCAATTAACTCCAAAATTAGGCGTAGTATTAAAATACCCAACATTCAAAGCAATTGAAGCGGTTGCAAGTGAAAAGAATATCAGTCCTGCAGATTTTGTATCGGAAACAATCATTTCATCAATTGATTATATCTACGATGAAGAAAATATGTATTATGCAAAAGATGCCACAAAAGAAGAACTATTGGAGTTCATTGATAGTCTAACAAAAGAACAATTTGGTATGATTCAAAAATTCTTTGAGGATATTCCCAAATTGACAAAGAAACTTGATTTTAAATGTAATAAGTGTGGTTATGAAGAAAACATTGAGATTCAAGGAATCCAAAGTTTTTTCGCATGATGTTTCGTTATGATAATTTAGCTAACCATTTCCAAACCAATTTTGCCCTTATGCAACATCACAAATACTCATTAAACGAATTAAATGATATGATGCCATGGGAAAGAAATGTTTATGTTACTATGCTGCTTCAGTTTATTGAGGAAGAAAACGAGAAGCTAAAACAACAACAACTAGCAAGAAAAAGTAGAAAATAAATGGCAACAAAGTTTTCACAATTATACAAACAGGAACTAAAGAGTAAAGGTATACTAAGCTCTTTAGGCTCTGCTGCACTCAAACAATCCAGAGAGAGAATGGATGTGAGGAATACATTCTTTGGTGGCCAAGGCATGTTATCTATTACCGGACAAAAAATATTCGGTAAAGGATATTCACCGATTGGTAAAACATCAAGTATTCTCTCATCTTCTCCCACAAGTGCAAGTGCAACAGCAGATTCTCAAGGTATAACGGACCTATTGTCTTCCAGTGAAAGGCAAGAATCTTTATTGCGTGTCATTAGTAAAAATACTTTTAATATGAACATGATGGCAAGAGATACGAATATCACTCGCCAAAATATAGTTACGTTGACAAAGAAGATGACTGGTCGTAGTTCCAGGTCACAAGATGCTCTGTGGTATGATGTTCGAACCAGAAATACAGCTGTAGATTCGTTATCCAAGAAGACAAATCAAACTTCTCAACCAGGAAATACAACACCATCAAGTTCAACTGGATCATCTTCTTTTATTGGCAGTATGATTGGTGGTTTGATGGGTACAGGAGGTTCATTGGGTGCCGGCATTCTAAGAACGATTGGAACTATCGCAAGTCTGTCACCAATTTTAGGTATTGTTGGTCTGGCCGCATCCGCTTACGCTATCGGTCAAATGGCCACAAACATAGATTTTGGCCAAATCAAAAAACAAATTGCGGCAGCTTTAGGCATCGACACACAATCTGAAACTCCAATTATTAGGCAACTCGCTGAGAATTTTGACAACTTTTTCAACACAAGGTCTTTCACCGACATTTATGATTGGGTGAATAAAACTATTGGACCACAAGTCAACCAAATTGGTGAATCAATATCAAATGCAACTAAAATTACACTCGCATACAGTAAAGCAGCATTTGATACTTTGATTGATAACTTTGGACAACTAGGTAAAATATTTGGTTTTTATTTTGGTGAGTTCATTAACAGATATAAACCAGAATTGTTGGCGACATTAGGTGCTGCTATTGGTGGTGCTGTTGGTTCAATGTTTGGAATTAAAGGTGCCGCACTTGGTGCTCTAATTGGTGCTGGTTCTGGTTACATCTTAGGTAGAGTAACTCAAAGTGATGATCCGCAAAAATTACAGGAAAAGAAAAAAGACATTGAGGACCAAATGTCTAAAATTAAAAATGATACAAGACCAATGATGCAGTTGGAACACAAAAGATTGGGTGAAGAACTTGCTGATGTTGAAGGAAGAATTAAAGCATATGGTGAAAAAGAGAAGGCAGTAACTACTATGCCTGGAGTAAGAAATTGGGATGCAAATCTTGCTTCAGCACAAAAAACCATGAGTGTAAATGATGGTAATTGGGGTAGAGAGTCCCGTCAATTAAGCACAACTCCAATTCAAGTATCTGCCAGAGATATGGCATCTTTAATTTACACAAAATTTAAGGATGCGGGTTTTAATGATGCCCAAGCAAAAGCAGCTATTGCTAATGCTATGGCCGAATCATCTTTAAATCCAAATGCTGAAAATCACGCTACAAATCCAAAAACTGGAAAACAAGAACACAGTTATGGTTTATTTCAAGTAAATAGAAGTGCTCATCCACAATTCAGTGCGGAAGACTTGAAAAATCCTGAGAAAAATATTGATGCTATGATTAGTATAATGAAAAGCAATCAAAAAGATTTCTCCACATTCAAAAGTCTAACAGATGAAAATGCAGCAACAGCTTATTTTATGAAGAAATTTGAAAGACCAGCTGACCAAAGTGATGCAAAAGTTAATGAAAGATTGCAAAATTTAAACAGAATTCCTGGTGATATTTTAAATGCTTCTTCACGTGCATTGGCTGATGCAAGTAGGCCAGATACTTCACCACCGAATGTAACTGTAGTGAATCAACAAGCAGCTGCGCCACCGCCAGCTGCGCCACCACAAAATGCTGCAGCATCAACACACAACTTTGATCCTTGGGTTGAAATTTGGAGTTCAAGCATTTTAAATCCTGCCGGAATGAGATTATAAAAAACCCGCACAAGGCGGGGTCTAAACGTTCAGTAAAGAAAGTTTATTCTTCAGCAAGAGACTTAAAATATTCCAAGTCATCGTCTCCACCAATGTCAACAGGTGCTGAACGTGGTGCAAACTTAGCTGCAGGTGGCGATAGGTCGATAGATTCAGCAGTAGTTGAAGGTGCAATGCCTTCAAAGCCTAGTACTTTATCCAAACGAGTCTTCAATTGGGCGTAAGGTTTGAACAACTTTGGTTCAGTAAAT